TTGCTGTGATGCTGACTCACCAAATGCACCATCGATAATGTTTATTGTTTGACCACCAAATTCGTCTGTCACAATTGTGTATTTTTGACCTTCTTTCATCTCAACACCCATGACTGTGCCATCTTTTTGTTGTACTTGTATAGCACTTGTAGTGTCTTTTAGGTCTTTCGCACCAACACCAAAGTCATTACTAAACATTTCTACGTATTTACGTATAGCAACAGGGTCACCTTTAGCACTTTCAATTAATGCTCTATATGAATCAATTAAACCATCTTGTTCAGGTGTTCCTTTACCTCTAAACGTTTCCATCCATGCTTGTGTACCATTAACATCACCCTTAGTTTCTTTAAATGCTAATGTCATTGCTGTGTTAACGTCCATTGCACCTGTGCTTACTAAATTAGCTAAATTAGGTTTACCCATTTTGACAAGTGCATCTACAGTAGCATTTTTATTAGTTTTCGCTGTCTGCGTATCTATAGTTGATTGAAATGAAGCCGCTATGTTTGGGTCAGGGTCGAGTCTCATAGAGTTAAAACCTATGCCAAGACGTGCTACTTGTTCAGGACTCATGCCTTTAAACATTTGATTGCTAACACCACTTACAATGCCACCAAATCCACCGAAACCTTGGTTAGTATTGTTTGTGGCTTGTGTAGGTGGTTGGTTATACTCACCCATAGATTGGATTTTCTTTTCTTCTTCCCCACCTAGAAGTCCTTTACCACCACCCATAAACTGGCTTAGTAAACCCATTCCGACCATTTGTCCTAAACCTATTGCCATCTTTTAACTCCCAGTATAACCACTAGCTCCTAGTGTTAGATAATCAAACAGACCCGGTTGTTTAGTTGTAGTTTGAGTCTGTGGTGTTGTTGGTGTTACTCCTAATGCCGCATTAAGGTATGCAAGACCCTGTGCAGGATGTCCAACATATCCTTGGTATTTATTAGCCGCTGCATCAAATAATTGTTGCTGAAGTGCTTGTTGCATTGCACCCTGTGCCATCATATTGTTATTAACTGTCTGACCCATACCAAAACCGAGATTAGCTATATCGCCAAGTTGCCCTGCCGCTCCTAATCTTTGTCCTGCACCTGACAAGTCAGCTTGTTGATTTGCCATACCTGCTTGTAATCTGTTTTGTTGATTAGCTAGTTGTGCTTGTAGATTTGTACCTATGTCAGCTTGTGCCATTTGCTGTGCATTTTGGAAACCTGCTTGTCTAAGACCTGCTGATGATTTAGCTAATTGACTGAGTGTTTCTCTGCCTATATCACCCATTGCAACACCATGTCTAGAGCCACCATATGCGTTAGCGGCTTGTGCTTGACTCTGCAATTGACCCATACCAATATTTGCACCACGTAAAATATCAGCTTCATTAGCTTTTACAACTGCATCGTCATAAGGGTTCATGTAAGGATTTAAGTTAGTAGTACCCAGTTGATTAGCTGTTACATTACTTCCACTTACAGATAAAGGCTTGTAACCCATTCCTGCAACAGTACCCATTCCTGCACCTTGTACACCTTGTGCGGCTAATTGATTAATATTTGGTGGCTTAACTTGTCCTTGTGGTGTTGGTTGCCCTGCCATTTCTTATCTCCTATCGTTTTCCGTAAGTATAGAAATCTCTTGCATTTGGATTTCCTATTTTTCTTGTATCAGTCATAACATTGTTACCGATTTTTGTACCGAATTTTGGTTCACCCATATCTTTTTGTTTAATAGGTGTTATATTGCTAACCACGTGTGTTTGCTCATTAAATTTTGGTGTTAATATATCTAGCCACGTTGCTTTACCTTTATTCCATTCAGCTTCGGTCAAGGGGGCTGTTTCCCCTGCTACTTTCCCATAGGTGTGTATCCTTTACTATCAAATCTACTACTTAGACCTCCTCCCATACCTGCTTCAATGTCTGCTGTGTCATCCATTGCAGGTGCTTTTGTATAACTATAGTCAAATTTTGGTTGTAGATTTCTGTAAGCATTATCTGACTCACTAACTGTGCTAAATGGACTAATTTGGTCTTTATGCAAATCAGTTTGAAAGTGAGGAGAGTTGTAGTCAGGAGTAAAAGTATCTTGTGGTCTTCTAGTTGGTGAACTTACATTTGCACTACCTCTAAAACCACCTTGTCCAGTTGAGCGTGTTGTTGGTACGTTAGCACCAAACAAAGCATCGTACTGTGCTACTGCATCAGGCTGATTGGCTTTAAGTTCAGCAAGTGCTGATTCGTATATTGGCTGTGAGCTGTAGCCACTAAACCCATCGAAATCTGTAGGTGTTGGCATTCCACTTGTAGCTGTTAAATTGCTGTTAGGGTCAAGCAAACCAAATGCCTGTGCCGCTCCTATGTTGGCATCAAATGCCGCATTTTGTGTTGGTGTAAATGCCGCAACGTCCGGCCCATAGTAAGGCATGTACTCAATTCTTTGTACATCTTCAGCTCGTTGTAAATTTCTAATTGCAGGGTCACGAATCCAAGCAGGAATCGTTGTCTCTGTTGTCTTGCTTCCACCTTTTCCACCACCACCACTCATGTCAAAACTCCTTCAATAATGTTGTGAACTGTTCTGACCAACCTCTTGACTGCAAGACTTTTTTCCAACCTTTTCGTCCTGCTACTGTCATGCCATCACAGCCTTGTTGTTTACCCCATGCCATTGCATCATCATGCATGTCTGTAATCTGTTTAATTCCGTAACCTTTATCACCACCTGCTAAGAATACGTGTAGCACTTTTTTATTAGGATACACTATTATCTCAGTAACTGCACATCCGTTTGCACCCATCCATAGTTGCATGTGTCCACTTAACACACCATCTACAATGTCTTTAAAGTCATGCGTTTCACCACCTTTTTTAAGTGCTGACTCTATCCAGTCTTTACCATTCATTAACTGTTCTTGTATATTCATGGGTCTAATTTTATCCTAATCCATGCTCCATTTTTAGAAACTACAGGACAGTCCTGAGCCTCATCCCACATAATAATCCCATCTTGTGTAGCTTTACTATCTGAATTATAAAATTGTAATTTGTTTCTAGTAGTCGTTATAAAAGTATTTAATCGTTCACCCCATGGCTTCCAATCTTTGCCTAATGGTGGTGGAGGTGTCTGTACACTCATCGTCTACCTCCTGCATTAGCTTCTATACGCATTATTCCTGACCTCCAGTTTTCATTACCTGTGCCTTGTACTTTTATACGTACTTGTCTACCCTGAAAGCGAACATCTGTTGGATTACCAAGAGTAAATGCTCCATGTGATGTCTCACTATCATTAGGATAAAAACGTGTCTTAAATGTAACTTCTACTTGTCCTTGTGTTTTTTCATCAGGTATAAGCTGTGTTACTTTCATAATGCTGTCACCATTACCAAGACTTATAGAGCCTGACTCAGCATATGGTTTTGTTGACCCTGTATGTGTGTAACCTGTCTCTTGATTGTAAAGATTGCCACTAGCATCTGCCCATATAGGATTGCTAAATACACCTTGGTCAACTCCTGCTGTTCTATCTAATTCACCAGTAGACCAATGTCCTTCTTTATAGTCAAGTGCAACATATCTATCGTTTTCGTTTGAGCTACTAGATGGATAAAACCACCATATTTCACCATGTTGTGAGTTATGTACAGCGTAAACTTTGCTTATTTGTGCATCGTTCATGTCATCAAAAACATAATCAGACACTTCACATGGCATTTCACTAGCTACTGAGCCATCAAACTGGAAAAAACCTTTACGACCCATCCAAAAAGCTCCTTCATCAATAGCTACAGCACCACGTCTTGATGCAACACCACAAGCTGTACCTACTCTTTCAAACCCATAGACAAATGGTGCGCCTGAATAACTAGCAACGTGTGCATCATTGTCAGTTAGGATAAGGGTTCTACCTCTCATACGTAAACCTAACATGATTTGACCAACAGTCTGTAATTCAAAGTCACCTGCTTGGTTTGTAGCACTAGGTGTCCATGATGTATTATTTTCTTGGTCACACCATTGTACTTTACGAGGATTACCACCTGCACCAAGTGCAAATACAAATCTTTCTTCTGTAACTACTAAACCTTTGTTATTAACTGGAGCATTGGCTACTACTTGTGCCACAACTCCTGTGTTAAGTTGCCATTCGTATATCTTGCCATCCTTAGATGAACAAGCCATAAGGTATTCACCCCATGTGTCTAGTGACCATGTTGTAGCTTCTTGATATATACCTGAGCTTGTTGGTGCATTACCCCAATTACTATGCCCATAAAATCCACCACCATAACCAAGATTAAGCGATGCATTCAAATTACCTGATGTTAATCCTGATGGTGTTATGTCATAAACTGTGTGTGAAGGGTTTACATAATATAATTTGTTATAAGTGCCACCTGATAAATATGAGTCACTTGAGTTATCAAGCCATGAAAGCATTGCTCTAGGTGCTGATGCGAATGCACTAGCTTTTCTAGTTGTCCATCCACCAACTGGTCGCATAGAACCATCGTGCCATCTAACTAAACTTGCATCTCTCCATCTATTAGACGATTGAAAATCTGTGCCATTTCTATATTGACCCGGTGGTATGTCTAAAGGTATTAATGCCATAATCTTATGCCGCTATCTCTGTCCATGTGACTGTGTTATTAATAATTGTTTCCCACTTTTCTCTACCTATTGTAGCTGTACCTGATGTTGATGATACTATACCACCGACACGTTGTACTCTATTGCATGTAGCTGTAATACTTAATGTAGGTTGTGTAACTGCATGACCTTGAAATATTTTTTCTGAGTCACTTGATGTGCTTGAGTTTGTAGAGTTGTTTAGTGTTGGTGCTAAACCACCCATGCCTGAATGTAATGAACAATAATAATGCAAATCAGGTGTTCCATCTTCTACAACAATAGTTGTTTGCGTTGATGAGTTATGAGTTAAACCGGGATATTCTGCTCCACCTCCATGTGTACCATCTGAAATTTCAGATAATCTTAATGGATGTCCTGATGGGTAATTAAATACATATGTGTTACCTTCTACAAGATTAATTGTTTCTTGCTGTACACCATTTATAAAGTATTTGTTAGAACCACTCACACTAGCAACAGTCACCTCGTTTGTATGAGTGCTTCCCGTTGATGCAATACCACCTCTTGTAGCAAATCCAAGTACAGTAATACTAGCTACTGCTGTTGGTACACCTGAGCCAAATCTAACACGATTACAAATAG